TCCTAGATCGCTAAGAGCCGATACAGTTGCTTTTGTGTCAATCTGTCCGCCCATCGCACTATGTGAGCCTCAATAATAATAAAGCGTATCCGGCGCGTCTTGCTCTAATATGACTTCAACATAAGCGCCAGCGCTTCCGGCTGTTCCAACGGTTGTAACACCAGTCGTATAAGCTGAACCGCCGCCATGAGTTCCATCGCTCGTTGTGCTTAGTCGAAATGGATGGCCTGAGTTTGTTCCCTCCGACTGATCAAACCGATAAACAACCGAGGGCGTGAGATGCGTTAATAGTTGCTGCGAACCGTCAATATAATATTTCCCACCACTAACAGTAACAGCTATATTTGCATATGCTTGAACCGCGAAACCACCAGCCTTTGATCCATCATGGACGACAACCGTATCCTTATCGGTATCAACCGTAATCTCTCCGACAACGCCGGTGAACGAGCTATGCTGGCTCGTTGTGCCGCGTCGGAATTGTACTTGCTTCGCCATCAGCTTAGCCCTCCATAATCATCTAAATTGTTTACTGTGCCGGTGATAAGCCCATAGTCTTCATCGAGGAACAAATCGGCGGCGGTCGCGGTAATCATAACCTTAGCCGCGCCAGCGAGCGTTATAGCGTTATTGCTATTACTGCTTTCAGAAACCGTTCTTGTGAGCGTTGTACCGCTGTGAGTATATACGCCGGTTCCGATTTCAAAATTGCTTTGCTCTTCAATTAAATATCGAACTGTGTCGCCATCTGATACGCCGCCATTTGCAAACGTTTGATATCCACTTTCGGCCGCGCCTAAGGTAATCGGAGAGGATGTCCCGGTTGTAGACGTCGCAACTTTAACCCGGTTTGCTAAAACAACCATATCTTACCTATGCGAGTTGAAGAACACCATTAGCCGCTGAGAAATCGAGCGTTAAGCTGTCGCCATCGTTGAGAGTTAAAGATGAGCCATAATCGTAGTATCCGATTAAAGGATCGGCTGGTGTCGTTACTGTATCATCATAAATGTAAACATATCTAAACGGCCCAGTGGAACCTCCGCTCGATGTAAGCGTTAAGTCTGCCAAAACTAGCTTGTAAGTTCCGCTCGCTTGAGTTGATGAAGAGGTCGTTACGTTTCGAGAGCTTAAGTTTGTATAGGAAATCTGCGTTAGATTTGCTAGAACACCGTTACCATCCGCTGAAGGATCAGAACTTTCTGAGCCGGGAGTTGTGTTTGAAAGCGCTACAACGACTTGATCGCTTTCGAGGTCCATATTGTGAACCGCATTTTTCACAAAATCATTTACTTTATTAAAGGTAGCCATTGTCGTTCTCCAATGTTGAGGCTTGCTCAGCGCATTTTAATGCAACTGAGACAGTTATAAAAATTTGTTTTTTTGATTAAAAGCTAGTCCGGCTTATCCGGGAAGCTTGCATTCGAGGGATCGGAAACAATTCCCGGTAAGTCCCTCAAATTCTGTCGATACGTTGCCCATTCTGTTTTTTTGCTGTCGGTCAATGGACTGTCCAGGGATTGCGTCCAGTCGCTATCAGTCAACATACCATTTCGTCTATTTCTAAAAACAATCCAAGCCCGGTCGGTTTCAGCTTGTAAAATATCAGCGTCGTTTTTTCTGACAGCTTGACCATTAACAACCGTGTATTCCTTGGCAGAATATTCGCCCTCGATGTAAGAGCCGTTTAATGCTGCATCAGTTTCACGACCCTCAAAAACACAAGTAATCTCGTTTGTAGTTGCATCATATATCGTAAACTTAGTCATCGAAAACGCCTCAGAATAGTAATCTGACAATCAGCGGACGGACTGGTAAGACCGCTCATTCCTGAGATTTGAGCTATGATTGACCGTGATCCGCTTCCCACTGATTTCGCTCCAACCATTGTCTGAAGTCCAAGCAAAATTGACCCTGTTACAGCTATTCCAGAGACCGCCGTATTATCTATAAAAAGTTGGAAGGTAGCCGTGTCACCACTACCAGCCGACCCAAACATTTCAAGGTTCGCAAAGGCAATAATATCGCCAGCAAAGGTCATTGAGACAGTAGACGTAAATTGCTGAGTAACTCCGTTGGTTAATGAGGCAGTCGAGAAGTCAGTGTAACTCGAAGAAGTAATACTATCTCCAGAGACTTTTAAAGTATCCACAGCCGCGTTTGCAATTTTAGCATTTTCAATCACAGCGTTATTTATTTGAGCAGCCGAAGTAATAATTCCAGACGCAGATAATAATCCACCAGTGATAGTATTGGCTGTAATCTTATCGCCAGTAATAACACCAGCCGCTATTGCATTTGCTCCCACCGCGTTTGCGCTAATCTTAGAAGATGTTACGCTATTACTTCCTAGTTTTGCCTCAGTGATCGTGCCGCTAGGGATTTGAGAGGCTGCGATTGATCCTTGAAGTTGATTAAAATTAGATACACTGCTTGCACTCGTAACCCAGCTTGTCCCGTTCCAGCCATATAATTTATTATCAGATGTTAAAAATACATTCTGACCAGTGAAGTCCCCGGATGATGGAAGCGAGCTAACTGGCTCAATAACATCCAGCCCAGCATCAATAAAAATTTGTCGGACGCCGTTTTCAAAATCTGCATCATCTAGAAAAGTTGTTGTCCCTGATACACCTGATGTAAAAGCCGACTTGTTCCCTGAGAAATCTACAGACTTTAGAAAATAATACTTGGTTTGATTAAGGCCAAGGTTTGTCCGCGTGAATGTGCTCCCGGAACTCGTTCCGACAAGCGAAGCGCCTACGCTCGTATTGGAGCTGTTTTCGTATATCTCAACAAAGTTTAAGTCGCTGTCGGCCGGGTTGGTCCAGTTAATATCTATATACTTAAAACCGCCAACAGCGCTTATAGAAGTTGGTAATCCGGGAGCTGTCGTATCTCCGCCGCCGGTAAATGTTACACTAGCAAAAGCGCCCTGGCGTCCATCCGCTGCAATCGCTCGAACTCGAAGTATGTACTCAGTCCCATCGATAAGCGGAGATAGCTCGATTGAGGTTTCCGGCGTTGTTGTCGAGTTATAATTACTGTCGGCTGTCGGCTTCCATTGTATTTCATAATAAGAGACGAAAACATTCGCTACGGCCGCCCAACTTAAAATTACGCTATTGATGAACGTGCCGTCGCCCTGAGTAGAACCGCCGCCGCTTGCCGTAAGATTGCTGATCGTTAAGCCAGCGCCAGGATTTGGAAGAGTGCTATCGTTGTTTGTTAAGTCGCTTTCTTCAGCGTTCCAATCAAACGCCGCTGAGCTTGTCTCTCGTAATGTTAAATTAATTTTCTGACTTGCGTTTTCACCGTCATTAAAAAAGCGCCACCCAACGACCTCAAACTCTTTAGCAGAAAATCCATATCTCGGATTTGTAATTGCAACGACGTCGCCGACCTCAACATCGAACGCCCGAAGACTAAAGTCCGCCGATAGTGTAAGCTGCTCCCTCGAGCGGAATAGCGTCATTTTCGCTAACCGCTGGGCCATTGTTTTCGACGTTGTAAACGGAAGCGGTAAGTCGATCGCGCTTTCAATATTATTATCGTCGCTGATAAAGACTGTCGATCTTATCTCCGGGTAGTCCGCTGAGATATAATCGTCGCTCGCATTGTTAAACGTCCCTCGAACGACGTTAAAATTATTTCTCCTCGAGTGTTTTGTATCGAGTGTTATGGGTCCGCGAAAGTCGTCCATTGTGAAGGTTTCGACTGAAGCGTTATAGTCTCCCGCTTTTAAATGCCATTTGCCCTGACCCCAAAACAAGGAGCCCTGACAACTTGTCATTAAGTCGCCGAGAATATCTCCGGGCGCTCGATCGAGCCTAATAACGCCGTGTGTTTCGTACCTTTTTTCAGTACCTCCGGCGCTAAGCGAAACTGTTTCGTCACAAACATTAGCCGCCGTTGAAAATGCTGTCTCATTAATATCGCCGCTGCTATCCAGGCCATATTTTGAAATTAAGTAATCGCGGACGCATAAAGCTGAATTGCTAGAGAATGCGGTTGCTGAGTTTCGAGGATCAAAAACCTTTTTCCCTTTTAGTCTTGTTGTAAATAAAGGTACGCCCTGAGCGAATACATTTTGATCGTATGCCATCCGAACATAAAAACAAGCTATGCCCTGACCGCGAAAATTTGTATCGTCGCCGGTTTGCTTATTAGCCCAGTTGGGCCCATCCGTTAGAGCGGCGAGAGTTGTATAAACGTTTTGATTACTGGCCCCGGTAAACTCTTTTATTAAAATTTTCTTATTACCGTCCGCGTCTGCATAATCTGAGCCAGTAACAAATCCATCGTTGTCTAATGTAACTGCGTCGTCGTTAATGTAAAATTGCTCGAACGAGCTTATCTCATGCCCGGCGACAGTCACGATCATATGTAAATATTCGTTATTCGTCCCGGACGCTTCCATATAAGTGATAACGCCGCCCTTGCGAATTTCGCCGTATACTACATCTTGAACGCCGGTCGCGTCCCTGGTGTTAACGAGCAAGCCCTGAGAGGAGCCAGCGCCGAACGAGGGCTTTGGCATTAACGCATTTATCGCCCAACTTGCGACTAAGGTGACGCCTATGTAAGTAATGCCTAACGCCGCAAAATAAGCGAAGCCAGAAGTTGCGGCCGGGAATAGAAACGCCGCGAGCTGAGGAACGCGAGGAGCTATCTCCCAGCGCTTATGTCGCAAAACATTAAATGGCTCGAGGCTGTCTTTCATTCTTTAATCCATGCGTTTTCAATCCTCGCGATGCGAAGAAAGCTAAGTTTCTCTATGCCAAGAAAAGCGGCTTTATTGCCGAGCGATATTCCTAGAGCTTTGTTTATATCCCAGATATTCAATCCCGGAGCTGTTACTAGCGCACCTCGAGGAGCGACGCCGTCAATCCTTTTTAACTTGCTGTCGAGCGCCTCTTCGAGCGAATTAAATCCAAACTCCTTAATGAGCTCGGGCTTTCGCATATATAAACCGCCGGAGATATATTTCCCGGTCCAATCGTCGGCCCAGCCTTTTCCGTACATTCTGCGAAAAGCTTCATTGGTAAACTGAAAACAATCGTGAACATGCCACATGAAAGCATCGTTGCGAACTTCATCGATGTATTCATTCAGCGCTCTATAATCATTCATCGACGGTCGATCGGCCCCAGGGTATTTGCTTATCAGCAAGCCGAGCAACCCATTTAAAAAACGTATCGTCGGAACTTGAATAGCCCTCAGTTGCGATTGTTGATTGATGGCTTTGATCTGTATACCGGCGAACGTTTGGCCTCTCAAGTGTAATAAGTCTACTTTCGACAGACAAAGAAATGCTGGAGGTTCCACCATCATCAAGAATTGTCATTTTATCCATAAAGCCGCTGAAGACTTCAACGACTGAGGTTACTCCGAGAACTCCCCAATATATTCGACAAAGCCGACCCTGATAATCATTCGTAAGCGCATATGTCACAATCGAGCTGTCGAGGCCGGAGAGAGTGAGGCTTGTCCCGACAGCCGTCAAATCGCCAGTTTCCTCGAGCCCTTGTATTTCTAAAAGGCTCCCGGTTCCCAAGTAAGTATTCGAGTTTATTGTCCGATCACCTACGCCAGTCCAAAGTCTAAGCGTTGCTCCCTCGAACTGCAACTCGACGGCATAGTATGGTTCAATATCTTTTAGGTCGCCGGTCGGATTACCGTTATCGTAAAGAGCGTTAAGAAGTGTACTGTCGATCGTTCTCATATCGCC